ATGAATCAATTGACCTTTTTATTTAAAATAGATCGTGCAGCTACCCAATCAAAACTAGAACGATTACTTGAAGAAGTACGAATTTATAAACAGTTTGGAATGGTTCGGGAAGAAATGAAAGTAACACCTTCATATGAGGTACGATATCATGGTCCTACAAATACGGTGGGGAATCCATTAGAAGATGTAGTTTTAGAAAATATAAAGCGTAGCGAACGCGAACAGTACCTAAAAGATATGTCATTCCGTATTGATCAGTTTTTAAGTCGTTTAGGTAATAGTCGAGCGGGGAAAATTCAGAGGGATATTATTAATAAGCGTTATTTAGAGGAAGAAGATGTATGTGATTATCTGGTTTATAACGAGGTTGGAATGGCTGAACGTACTTATCGACGCTGGAAATCTAGAGCATTTTATAACTTAGCATTTGCTCTTAGATTAGAGGTATATGAAACAGAAGAGAGTACTGGAGGGAACAAACGATGAATTTTGTTCAGCCTATTCGAGATCCAGAGAAAATACAACAGATTAAAGAATGTTTGAAAGAAAACAGTGAACGTAATTATATTTTATTTGTAATGGGAATCAACACAGGTTTACGTATTAGCGACATTCTTAAATTGAAGATAGGTGATTTGAAAGGTAGCCATATCTCAATGAGAGAAAAAAAGACAGGAAAACAGAAACGTATCCAATTAACTCCAGCGTTAAAGAGAGAATTACGTTGGTACATTGAAGAACGACATGATAGTGAGTATGTAATTAAGAGTCGTGAAGGTACTAATAGACCAATCGGACGTAGCATGGCTTATAAGATACTCAGACGTACAGCAGAAGAGTTTGGATTGAAGGAAATAGGCACTCATACATTACGAAAAACATTCGGTTACCATATGTACATGCAAACAAAGAATATCGCTTTACTAATGGAGATATTCAATCATTCATCAGAGAAAGTTACATTAAGGTATATTGGTGTAAACCAAGATGCAATGGATAAAGCTATGACAAGATTTAAAATATAGCAATATCCTTTTTATTTTTTGATTTTAATAATTACCCATTTTTTATGCATTGTGTAACTCAAAAGGGAAAGCGGTATAAATCTATGAATAGCAAGAGATTCAGCCACAGGAGCAGTTACACAAAATATAAGATATGGGTAAGTTATTGTGTAATTGTTAATTGGAATATTATATTATTGATTATAAAGAACTTAAGGGTGGAGTGTGGCTAATGGATATATTGGGAATTTTAACTGCTTATGGATTTGGGACAGCAAGTATAGCAGCTGGCATTGTATATCTTTCCAAGCAAGTATTTTTACATAAAATGAAGAATTTGGAGGAAAATCACAAGAATGAACTTAATAAAGAACTTAAAAAGATAGAAGCAGAATTTAAAGTGTTAACTGATAGACAAATAGATGATCATAAATCAGAGTTACAGAAAATTAATGATAAGTATCATATTACTTTTAGTAAATTACATGCAGAGAGAGCGGAGACTATAAAAAGATTGTATACCAAATTGGTTGATTTAGAATTAAGTACCCAGGAGTTGTTAAGTTGGGATGGGGATAATATTCCTAATGCTATAAATAAAAAAATTGATAAGAAATATCTTAAAGAGTCAGCTGATGAAGCCGCAGAAACGACAATAGCTTTATATGACGATTTTAAATATAACGAAATTTATTTTCCAGAAAATATTTCTAGTGTGTTTGACGAGATAATAAAAAATACACTAGATATCACAGATAGTATCCATGATTATTATTATATGGATGGGGATGATACTTCTAAATTGGAATCTTTTTTAGAAACAGAGAAAGAAACTGTGAAGCGAATTCACATAAGAATTCCGGAGTTAAAGAAATCACTTCAAATTGAATTTAGAAAATTTTTAGGAGTAATTGAAGAATAAAGTGTATGAAAATATCTGGCAGAGTCGTGACCGCTTTTTGGCAGTAAATGTGCCGGTTGTTTTGGAATCAACGTGATATATTTGTATTGTGAGAAGTGGCGGAAAACACAACTCATAAATGTTCCTTTATAATCTATATGTTGTCTAAACGATTTCATAATGATGGCACATAAATTCCGAAACTAGCAGATGGTAATGATTGAATGATACTGTCATTAGGGAGAGCTTTTGCTCTTCTTCCAGTTACTTAATACCGCTGGAGCAGATCAATGTAGTGACATTAAGTGATTGGAAGAAGGATAAAACTTCATTTACCGTATTTATATAGTAATAACAAAGATTTTGACGAAAGGGCAACTGATGCATGGTTGCTCTTTTATAATTTATTCCTATTTAGAAATGATATAAAATAATATTGGGATTAATTTCTAATATAGGAGTGGATAAAATGAGTATTAAGGATAAATTTGCGTTAATGAATATTTCAGAAGATGCAATGAAAGAAGTTTGGGAAGTTATAACTGATGGTCATGACTTAGTTGATACACTTTCTGAATATAGTCCTTATGTTAAGTTTATAAATAATCGGATAAATAAAAGGATAGAAAAAAAGTGTGAAAGGTTTCTTGAAGGATTGGCAATGAAGGTATTTTCAAGTGAGCAATTGACCTTTTCTGATTTAGAAAAGCTAGAAGAGTTACTAAAGAAAAATAGAAATCGGGAATTAGTTTTTGATATTTTAGAAGAAGCAACAAAAACTGCATCTAATACTTCTTCAAAAATTTTAGGAATCATAGCTGGTGAGGTATTACAAGGCTACCGAACATATGATTACTATGATTGGATTCTAGTTGATGGTTTAAAAAAAATGAACGATTGGGATATTGAAAGTTTTAAGAAAATATATTCACATTTTGAGGCGTACCCGAAAAAAACGAGAGTAAATACTACACGTTTGCTTCAAATTATATCTGAAGAAGAATATGAACAAATGATGAAGAATCCATCACAAGCAGAAGAGCATTGGCTAGAAGAAGAGAAAAGGATTATGAAAAGTGAAGAATATAAAATGCTTAGGTCTTCTTTAATGCGAATAAATAGCTTTCAAATTTTAACTTTAGGGCCAGTTACATTCGATACTGATAGTGTGAATTTTGAAAGAAGTCAGGCTGGAGATGAATTATACAAATTAATTAAAGTAATCATATAAATACTGTTATTAGTTAAAGCATCCTTTTGGGTGCTTTTTATTTTGAATAAAGAGGTGGTGCAATGATTAATGAGGGAATACAAAACCAAACAACAGAAGCGTAAGTTCTATGACAGTGGCGAGTGGAAGAGTATACGAGAGCAAGTAAAGAAGCGTGACAACTACGAGTGCCAGGAGTGTAAACGAAACGGTCGTGTTCAAACTGATACCAATGAGTACAGTGAAAGTGCGCAGCGTAAGAAGATTCAACTCGTTGTCCATCATATCAAAGAGCTTGAGCATCATCCTGAACTTGCATTAGAAAAAGACAATCTCGAAACGGTCTGTGTGGATTGCCATAATAAAGAACATGGAAGATTCTTCGAAAAGAAACTAAATAAATGGAAAAACGATGAAAAGTGGTAAAAATGGTTCGATAATAGTACCCCCCTTAAAATATTTCATCAAAAAATGCTCTAAGGGGCACCGGAGGAGGGGGTTAACTGTCAGGTTTTTTTCGATTTTACGCACGTAAGGGGGGTGGGTAGATGGCTGTTAGTATTGTGAGATTAAAAGAACAGCTTATGAATAGTATTGATATTACAGATTTAGTCGAAGTTGAAAAGGTAGAAAGATATATTGATCTTGTAAAAGCATTTAGAAAAATAAATAAAACTATTAATAAAGAAGGCGAGTCTGTAACGATAAAAAACGGTTCTCAAGTTTTTGTTAAAGCCCACCCTCTTATAAGTGAGAGGAATAAAATTAACAGTTCATTAATTGCTTTGGGAAGAGATATAAAACTTTCTCCTAAAGTTGGTGCTTCTAATTCGGGTTACAGTCCAAGTGATTTAGTATGATTAGGCAAAAATATGTAGATGAATACAATGAACTTTATAGAAGTGGTAAAGTAAAGTTCAATAATGAAAGAGAACTGTTAATTGAATACCTGGAAAAATACGTTTTAAACAGAGACGACTTGTATTTTGATGATGAAATGATCGAGAAGTGTATCCGCTTTGGTGAAAAGTGGTACTTTCCATTACAATCATTTCAAAAATTCTTAATAGCATTCGTCTTTTTATTTTATAAGAAAAATGGCCGTGTATTTTATCGTAAATTCTTGTGGATGCTTGGCCGTGGCGGCGGTAAAAATGGTTTAATGACAGTTATTCTTCACTTTTTAATAAGCGAATTACATGGAATTCCTGAATATAACATTTCCGTTGTTGCAAACAGTGAAGAGCAAGCAAAAACAAGCCCAGATGAAATTCATAAATGTATTAAAAGAAATGAAGTTTTACAAAGAGCTTTTAAAACAACATTAACACAAACCATTTCGAAATCGACTGGAAGTGTAGTGAAGTTTAGAACATCAAACGGAGACACAAAAGATGGTCTTCGCGATGGCGCTGTAATGTTTGATGAAGTCCATCAATATGAAAGCAATAAAGATGTCCGTGTTCACATCAGTGGTTTGGGAAAAAAGAAAAATCCGCGTGAGTTTTACATTGGTACAGATGGATATGTAAGAGATGGATTCTTAGATAAATTAAAAGAAAAGGCAATGAAAGTTTTAAAGGGTGAGGCCCGTCCGAATGCGCTGTTCCCTTTCATCTGTAAATTAAATGATGAAAAAGAAGTTGATGAAATCGATAATTGGGAAATGGCGAATCCAATGTTATCTCAGCCGTTAAGTGAGTATGCTGAAGGCTTACTTGAAACAATAAAAGAAGAGTATGAGGATTTAGAGGACGATCCAAGTAACCGAGAAGAGTTCATGACAAAGCGAATGAACTTACCTGTTACAAATTTAGAACGGTCCGTTGCAAAATGGTCAGAAATTCTTGCTACAAATCGTCCTTTTCCTGATTTATATGCTCAAGAATGCATAGGGGCGTTAGACTTTGCAAGTATTCGGGACTTTGCAGCATGTGGTCTTTTATTTAGACAAAATGGGGAATACATTTTTAAAACTCATTCCTTCGTACGAAAAGAATTTGTTGATATCTATTACGGATATTCTAAAAAAGCAGGCGAGTTCAAGAAACAAAAATTCGCTCCAATTAAAGAGTGGGAAGAGCAAGGATTACTAACAGTTGTTGATGAACCGACTATTAATCCTCAACGCATTGTTGATTGGTTTGTAGAAATGCGAGAACAATATGGGATTAAAAAAATTATAGCTGATAACTTCCGTATGGAAGCAATAAGACCACTATTAGTAGCAGAAGGATTTGAAATAGAAGTTATACGAAACCCAAAAGCAATTCATAGTTTGTTAGCTCCACGTATTGAAATGGCATTTGCGAATAAACAAATTGTTTTTGATGATAATCCGCTAATGCGTTGGTATACACAAAATGTATTGGTTGTTATCAAAGCTGATGGAAATAAAATATATGAAAAGAAAGAGCCCGTTCGTAGAAAAACAGATGGGTTTCAGTGTTTTGTTCATGCTCTTTATCGGGCGGATGAGATACAAGAAGCTACTGATTTTGTTATAGGCAATATTAAATTCTAATAAAGGGGGTGATAACCATTGGGTGGTTAGGTTCAGTATTTAAAAGAAATAAAGAACTAGAATTCATGTTGGATCTGGACATAATAACTGATACGGCAAATAGGCTTCATATGAAACGATTGGCAATTGATACATGCGTTTCATTTTTAGGAAGGACGATTAGTCAATCTGAATTTAGAATAAGAAATGGTAAAGCATTTAAGAAGAATGAGCTTTATTATCGATTAAACGTAAGACCAAACAAGAATATGACCGCAAGTACCTTTTGGGAACGCTTTGTTCGAAAACTTATTTATGATAATGAGTGTTTGGTTATACAAGCAGATGATGGTGATTTACTTATTGCAGATGGATTTCAACATAATGAGTACGCTGTGTTTGAAGATACTTTTACGGATGTAAGGGTAAAAGATTATACGTTTAAGAGAAGTTTTAAGCAAAGCGAAGTTATTCATTTGAAGTATCGGAATGATAAATTAACCCCACTTATTGATGGATTATTTGCAGATTATGGGGATTTGTTTGGCAGAATATTAAACTCTCAAAAACGTAAAAATCAAGTTCGTGGAACAGTTGATATGGATATGATTGGTGCTAAAACTGAGGAACAAATAGCAAAGTTACAAGAGTTTATAGACAACATGTATAAGTCAATTGGTGCGAAAGATATAGCTATTGTTCCGCAGCAAAAAGGTATTAATTATAACGAGATATACAATGGTGTTGCAAATGGCCCAAGTGTGGAAGAAATCAATAAAGTAACAAATGGTTTCTTAAATCAAGTAGCTATGGCAATCGGTATTCCTATAGCTTTGATATATGGAGAAATGGCTGATGTAGAAAAGCAAACGAAAAATTATATGCTTTTCACAGTACGACCATTATTAAAAAAATTATCTGATGAAGCGAACGTTAAATTCTTTGAAATGAGTGAATATCTTTTGGGACAAAAAATTGAGGTTAAAGCTGTTTCCTATCAAAGTATATTTGATCTTGCGACAAGTATTGATAAGCTCATTTCTTCAAGTGCATTTACAGGAAATGAAATTCGTTCAGAAGTAGATTATGAAGAGTCAGATGATCCAAACCTAAATGTCCATCATATTACGAAGAACTATACAAAATTAAATGAATCTGAAGGGGGTGAGAAATGATGGAACATGTGAATATGAGTAAGCTTTTGAATTTAAAACGAGACATTCGTTTTGAAGCTAAAGGTGAAAATGAATACAAATTAACTGTTTATGGATCAATTGGTGGATGGTTTAGTGAAAATAATGCTGAAGCAGTAAGAAGAAAAATTCAAGATGTTAAAGCAGAAAAAATTCACGTTCATATTAATTCGGGTGGAGGTTCCGCATTCGATGGTGTAGCGATTTGTAATCAGTTAAAGCAGCATAGTGCAGAAATTATAGTTCATATTGATGGTTGGGCAGCTAGTGCCGCATCTGTAATTGCAATGGCAGGAGACAGAATTATTATGCCTAGTAATACTATGATGATGATTCACCAAGCAAGTACCTTTGAATATGGAAACGCAGATCTTTTTGAAAAAACAGCAAGAGATTTACGAAAGATTGATTCAGCTTTAGCAGGATCTTATAAGAAACGTTTTGTTGGAACAGATGAAGAATTAAAACAACTTTTAAAAGATGAAACTTGGCTAACGGCAGAGGAAGCAGTAGCTCTTGGTTTAGCTGATGAAATTGCTGATGAAATTGAAATTGATGATACGCAAGAGGATGAAGAGGAGGAAGTTGTAGAAAACTTAAAAGAAAGTTTAGTAGCTAAGTATACGAAACAACAAAATAATCAAAATCCAAAAGAGCTTATTCAAGAGCCTGTTAATACAAAACAGAATCTGAGTACGCTCTTTTTAACATTAGGAGGAAAATAAAATATGGTTATCAAGTTTAATAATTTTGAAGAAAAGAAACTAGCATTTGCAAAAGCTACACAGGAAGGTACAGCAGAAGAACAATCAGTAGCATTGAATTCCATGATTGAAGCACTTGCTACAGATGTAAGAACAGATATTTTAAATCAAGTGAATGAATCAATGGTAGATCGTTCTATTATGCAATCTCGCGGTGCTAATGTATTAACAAGTGATGAAATGAAGTTCTTTAATACAGTTGTGGAAGAAGGCGGCTTTAAGTCTACTGAAACTTTACCTAAGACAACCCAAGAACGCATTTTTGATGATTTAGTTGAAGATCATCCTTTCCTACAACATATCGGTCTTGAAAATCTGGGTGCAGTAACAGAATTTATTTACGGAGATCCGGAAGGTGCAGCGGTATGGGGACCATTATTTGATGGTATTAAAGGTCAATTAAATGCTGCATTCCGTAAAGATAGCATTTCCCAACTTAAATTGACGGCATTTATTCCATTAGCAAATGACATGTTGAAACTTGGGCCTGTATGGGTAGAACGTTATGTTCGTACAATGATTACAGAAGCGATGAAAGTAGGTTTAGAACGTGGATTTGTAGCTGGTACAGGTAAAAATGAACCTATTGGGTTATTAAAAGATCCAAGTGGAAGTGTTGTGAATGGAGTATATCCAGATAAAAAGCCAGTAGGCACTTTAACGTTCGAACCAGGCCGCAAAACAATCAATGAATTAAAAGGTGTTGTTAAACTACTAGCTAAAAAATTAAATGCTGATGGTTCAGACGCAGATCGACCAAAAAATATTGCTGGTAAAGTAGTTATGGTAACTAATCCGTTTGATACTTTTGATATTCAAGCAAACGCGACAATTCAAAATGCGGCTGGAGTATATGTAACTAGTTTGCCATTTAATCCAATTCTTACAGAGTCAGTGTTTGTACCTCAAGGAAAAGTATTATTCTTTGTTAAAGGTCAATATGTTGCAGCAATGGGTGGAACAGAGCCAATCAAGAAGTATGAAGAAACATTAGCTTTAGAAGATGCAACTGTTTATATTGCTAAACAATATGCTACAGGTAAACCGAAGGATAAATACACTTCACAGGTTTACACATTAAAGCTTGATGAAGTAACACCACCGACTGAAGGATGATGTAAATGGAAACAGTAATTTCAGACGAAATAATACAGCAGTTCAAAGATAGGATGCACTTGGGTGATGATGAAGACGATAACCTAAAGCGCATCCTTTTTGCATCCAATGAAGCTTTATTAAAAGTATGTGGATTGTATGACATAAACAAAGATGAGACGTTCAAAGAATTAGTTTTTGAACGTTCTCGTTATGCTTATAATGATGCACTTGAGTATTTTACTAAAAACTTTTTAACCGAAATTAATAGTTTTGGTATTGCAAAAGCATTAGAAGAAATCAAATTGGACGGTGAGTAATATGCGTCCTTTTCAGTATAAAAAACCACTGAATACAGGTGACTTTAGAAATCGAATTAGCATTGAACAACCTGAAATAATAAAAGATGAATTGAATCAAGCAATTGAAACAGGTAATTGGAAAGAAGTTAAAAGTGCATGGGCAATGATAAAAACGGTGAAAGGGTCTGAGTATATTGAAGCTTCAGCTTCACAGGCTACACGAATTTATCGGTTTGTAATACCTTATACAACAGGTATTACAGAATTAATGCGAATTAATATGAAGAATCGTATCTTTGACATTATCGAACCGCCAATGAATGATGATGAAATGTATCAAACATTGACTATTATCGCAAAGGAGCATGTTTAATATGAGTAATTTTGCGAGTGATCTCGCTAGAGAATTACAAAGATATGCAAATGTTGTGGAAGAAGAATTAACAAATGCACAAGAAGATGTAGCTGATATTGCTGTAAACAAGTTAAGACAAAATAGTCCTAAGAAAACAGGTGGTTATCGTAAAGGTTGGCGAAAGAAAAAAGTTGATAAAGCCGTTGTTATCCATAATACAAAGGGACAATTAACGCATCTTTTAGAAAATGGCCATGCGAAAACTGGTGGTGGCCGCGTATCCGAAAAAGTGCATATTCGTCCTGTTGAAGAGTATGTAATTGATGAATTGCCGAAACGTATTGAAAGGGTAATTGAATCATGACATTAACATTAGGAGAATTTATAAAAATCCTTGAAGCTACAGGTTATCCTGTGGCTTATTCGCATTTCACAGCAACACCAGGTAATCCAGTTCCAGCGCCACCGTATATCTGTTTTCTTGTGGATGGGTCAGCAAATTTAATGGCTGATAACAAGGTGTATCACAAGATAAATGATGTAAATATAGAGCTTTATACAACTAAGAAAGATGTAGTTGCGGAAGCCAAGCTAGAACAAGTTCTAGATGATCACGAGATTCCGTATGACTCGTATGGGACTTTTATTGAATCTGAAAATATGTATCAAAAATTTTATGAAACGAGGTTGATATAAATGAATGAAAATAAAGTAGCATTTGGTTTAAAGAATGTCCATTATGCGCTTTTCGATATTAAAGATGGCGTAGTTACATTCAATACACCAATTCCATTACCTGGTGCGGTTGAATTAACGTTTGATCCACGAGGGGATTTAATTGAATTCTACGCTGATGACATGCTTTATTACGCTGCAAGTAATAACCAAGGGTATGATGGAACGCTTTCTATTGCGACTATTCCGGAACAATTTGCAATTGACGCACTAGGAGAGGAATTAGACGAAGAAGATGGTGTGTTAAATGAGTTAGCGGATGCTAAAGGAAAATCATTTGCATTATTATTTGAATTTGATGGCGATGTACGAGCAACTCGACACGTTATGTTTAACTGTTCTGCAAGTCGTCCAACACTTGCATCTAAAACGAAAACAAATTCAGCGGAGCCAAATACAAATGAACTTAAATTTGTATCCAGCCCTATTGATATTAATGGAAAACGTATGGTTAAAACGAAAACTACTACTAAATCAAAAACAGATATTTATAATAATTGGTACAAAAAAGTGTATACAAAAGTACCTGCATTACCAAAAGGAGCGTAAGTAGATGGAAAAGACAATTACAATAGACGGAAAACAGGTCAAATTAAAAGCTAATGCAGCATCAGCCAAGCGATATAAGGCGCAATTTAGACGGGATTTATTTGCCGATATGTTTAAATTAGGAGCTATAGGTACATTCGCTTCGCAAGATGCAACAGAAGGCACTATTGATTTTTCTAACTTAGATTTCGATAAAGTAGATTTTGAAGTTTGTTACGATTTAGTTTGGTTATACGCTAAAACAGCTGATCCTGAAATTCCAGACCCGATGACTTGGTTAGAAGGGTTTGATGAGTTTCCTATTTACGATATAATGCCGGAAATTAATGAGATGGTTCAAAAAACAATGGGAGCAAAAAAAAAGTAAAGAAAATTAATGAAGAGCAAGGGACTTTCGGTGATGAAGAATTAAGCACTGAATTGTTCCTTGCTCTTTGTTATGAAGCAAAGCTCACATATTGGGACTTAGAAGTGATGACGATTGGTGATTGTTTTGATTATATCGCTGAGTATGCTGAAATGAAAAATCCAGGAAAAGAAAAAGTTCGAAAAGCAACTCAAGAAGACTTTAATGCTTTCTAAGAAAAAAGGGGTGAGATAATGGCAGGAGGAAAAATTAAAGGAATTACGATTGAAATTGGAGGAAATACGCAGCCGTTACAAAATGCCTTAAAAGACGTGAATAAGCAAAGTGATTCTTTGACTAAAGAGTTAAAAGATGTTGAACGTTTATTAAAGTTTAATCCCGGTAACGTTGAGGCACTTGCTCAAAAGCAACAGTTGCTTACACAACAAATTGAAAAAACTACACAAAAGCTCGATAAATTAAAAGAAGCGGAGCAACAGGTTCAAGAGCAATTTCAAAATGGGAAAATTTCAGAAGAGCAGTACCGCGCATTTAGGCGTGAAATTGAATTTACACAAGGGTCACTTGATGGTCTGAAAAACAAGCTCGGTAATATGAAAGCCGAACAAGAAAATGTAGCAAGTTCAACACGACAATTAGAAACGTTATTTAGTGCTACAGGAAAAAGTGTTGATGATTTTGCGAGCGCATTAGGTAATCGTCTTGTAAATGCAATTAAAAGTGGATCGGCTACAAGTCGACAGTTAGAACAAGCAATTGGTCTTATTGGTCGTGAAGCTTTAGGAACTGAAGCTGATATTGAAAAATTACAACGTGCCCTTCGATCTGTGGATGCCGGAAACTCTATACAACAAGTACAAAATGAGTTAAGAGACTTACAACAAGAAGCCGGCAGAACCGAGAAGAAGTTTGAAGGTCTAAAAGTAGGATTAGAGAATGTTATCGGTGGATTAGCAGCTGGTGGTGGAATTGCAACAGCTGTTGAAAAAGCACTTGATATGTCAAAATTGAAAACCAAAATTGATATATCTTTTGATGTCCCTGAATCCTCGAAAAAATCAGTAGAAGAAGCAATAAGAGGCGTAACAGCTTATGGAGTGGATGCTGAAGAATCACTTGCTGGTGTACGTAGGCAATGGGCTTTAAATAAAGATATTAGTGATGAAGCGAATGCATCTATCGTTAAAGGTGCAGCAACAATCGCGCAATCCTATGACGGTATAGATTTTACAGAGTTGATTCAAGAAACCTATGAAATAGGAAATGAATTAGGAATAACGCAAGATAGTGCTCTTGGTATGGTTGATGCTTTGTTAAAAATGGGATTTCCGCCAGAACAGTTAGACATCATTGCTGAATATGGTAGCCAGCTAACCCGTGCAGGCTTTAAAGCTGAGGAAGTCCAAGCAATTATGGAAGCTGGTGTTGAAACCGGTAGTTGGAATATCGATAATCTTTTAGACGGACTGAAAGAAGGTAGGATCCAATTAACTGAATTCGCACAAGGAGCTGATAAGGCCTTAAAAGAAGCGCTTGACGGTTCTGGTATCGCAACTGAACAAATAGAAAAATGGGGAGCATCTGTCGCTAAAGGCGGAAGAGATGGCGCAGCAGCGATGGTAGAAGTAGCTAAAGCTATTGACGGAATAGAAGACCCAGTTAAGAAAAATCAGGTTGGGGTTAAAGTTCTAGCCACTATGTTTGAAGATCAAGGTCAAAATTTAACAAACACTTTAATTGAAGCTTCTAAGAAAACAAAAGATCTTCAACAAAACCAAGACAACTTAAATGAATCTGTTAAAAAATTAGATGCAAATCCAGCTGTAAAGTTCCAAAAAGCGATGGGTGATTTACAAATGGCTCTTGAACCTATACTAGGAGTAATTGCTGATGTTGTTGCTAGTATTGCTGATTGGATTTCTAATAATCCAGAATTAGCAGCGACATTAGCAGCAGTTGCAACGGCTATTGGAGTAATTTCAGGGGCACTTATGGCTATTGCACCAATTGTTGTATCGGTCATGGGGGTATTTGAAATTGGGGCCGCCGCGGCACTAGGTATAGTTGCTATTGTTCCTATTATCATAGCTGCTATAGTTGCTCTAGGAGTGGCTATTTATAAAAACTGGGATGATATTAAAAATTGGACAATAGAAGCATGGGATTCTATTAAAGAGTACTTAGTAGAGCTTTGGGACGGGATATCCCAATCCTGTAGTGAAGCATGGTCTTCATTTTTAGAAGCAATGCATGAATTTTTTGATCCGATAGGTCAATTTTTTAGTGATTTATGGGAGGGTGTAAAGCAGGCGTGTAGCGATGCATGGAATTCTACTGTTGAATTCTTTTCTGAAGCATGGTCTTCTTTCATAGAAATGATGCATAGTTTCTTTGATCCGATAGGTGAATTCTTTAGTAGTTTATGGTCTGGCATTGTTGAAACTGCTTCCTCTTGGTGGTCCTCTTTAGTTGAAACGGCGTCTGAATTGTGGGGAACATTAACGCAAGCATGGCAAGAAACATGGGATACAATTCTTACTGTTTTAGATCCAATTATTTCGGCAGTTTCTACCGTTTTAGAAGCTGGTTGGTTGTTAATACAGGCAGGTGTACAAATCGCATGGGCAGCAATCTGTCAATATATTATTCAACCAATTCAGGAAGCTTACGACTGGGTAAGTACAGAAATCGGTGAAATGGTCACTTGGCTTGGTACGCAATGGGAAATTGCAAAAGCTATGGCACAAATTGCTTGGGGACTATTTAAGCAATATATTATTCAACCTGTTCTAGACACTTGGAACTTAGTAAAAGAAAAGTTCAGTGATTTAGTTTCTTGGCTAAATTCACAATGGGAGACAGTTAAATCATATACATCAGCAGCATGGGGTTTATTTAAACAATATATTATAAAACCTGTACAAGATACTTGGAATTTAGTAAAAGAAAAGTTTAGTGATTTATCCAATTGGATGTTAGGAATTTGGGCGAAAATAAAAGGGTATACACTTGAAGCCTGGAAGATGGTTTACACATACATCGTTGAACCAGTTATTTCAGCTTATAATTCTGCAAAAGAGAAATTCAATGATATGTACAACACAGCACGGGAAAAATTTGATTCAGTTAAGAATGCAGCTCAAGAAAAATTTGAAGCGGCAAAACATTTTATTATAGATCCAATTAAAGATGCAGTTGACAGTATAGAAAAATTCATTGGGAAGATTAAAGGATTCTTTAGTGACTTGAAGTTGAAAATTCCAAAACCAGAAATGCCACCTCTTCCACACTTCAGCTTACAAACAAGCACGAAAAATGTTTTAGGTAAAGATGTTACATTTCCGTCAGGAATTAATATTGATTGGCGCGCAAAAGGTGGTATCTTCACTAAACCAACTATCTTCGGAATGAATGGTGGAAATTTGCAAGGTGCAGGAGAAGCGGGAAGAGAAGCGGTGCTTCCCCTGAATAAAAAGACACTTGGAGATATTGGTGCAGGAATTGTAGCAGCCATGCCACGACAACAATTTGTTATGCCGGGAGAAATAAATCAATTAATGGGTGATATGAGCCGTATGATGGCTAGTTCTGTGAGTCAATTATCAGGATTAAAGAGTGTCATGAGTGGTGTGTATGGAAGCATGTCAAATAGTAGACAAGCTATGGCAAGCAGCGTATCAAATCAAGTGATTAATTACGGATCTGGTTCGTCTTCTAGTGGTGGAGTTATTCCAATGCTTGGTGGAGATTTAGTTATTGAAGTGCCTGTTAATTTAGAAGGAAGAGACGTGGCACGCGGTACGTATCGCTATACAACCGAGTATCAAGAAAGAGAAGCAAAAAGAAACTCAGCCTTTTAGGTTTGGGTTTCTTTTATTTTATAAAGAAATGAGGTGTTAGCATGAGTTCTTTTACTTTTAACAACCAACGAAAGGAGTACATTCAAATAGAAAAGGGATGGAAAAGACCAGCGTGGGCTCCATTAAAACGGAAATTTCTAAGTGTTCCAGGTTATCCAGGTGCAAGATTATTAACGACAGAAACTGAAATGCGAGTGTTACCTGTTCCGGTCGGAATTATTGTTCCTGATGGATCTGACCTAGAAACATTAAAAGAAGAAATAGCAGAGTGGTTAATTACAGAAAAACCTGTTGAATTAGTCTTTGATGTAACACCTAATAGGACATACCTAGCGGTTATTGATGAAAATTTTGATCCCGAGGATTTTGTTGCTTTAGGTAAAGGTACTTTGAATTTTGTTTGTCCGATGCCATATAAGTTAGGACCTACTAAAACAGTAGAATTTGAAATGGATGGGCGTGGATTAATAGCAAATTTTCAAAACAAAGGAAGTGTAGAATCCAATCCAATTATAGAGGTTGAAGTGACAAAGCCTTCTACATTTCTTGATGTATGGAATGGAACGAATTATTTTCGCATTGGATATCCATTAAAAGCAGACCAAGTTCCAGTTGAAAGAAATCAACGTGTGTTATGGGACGAGATGGGAACAACCATAGGATGGACGGATGTACCTAAAACTGAGGACATGACTGGTGGAGGAAAGTTTAAATCAGATGGATACCGTTTTATGGCCGAGTATCTAGGTGAACCTACAGTAAAAGGATGGCATGGTTGCATAGCCAAAAAGAATATTCCACAAGGACCATTACAGGATTTTATCATGCAAGCTTATGTACACATTAATAGTTATCATTGGAATCAAATGGGGCGTGTGGAAATCGGTCTTCTTGATGAAAATAGCGATTATGTAGCCCGTATATCAATGAGTGATGTTCAATGGGAAGCCGAGCAAAACAGTGGATTTGCTAGTGTGGGGAACAGTAAGAAACCAGGTGGGCAAGTTTTAATTAATGAACATGGAGATCATCCAGATACTTGGACTAATTTTAGAGGGCGATTATGGCTCGCTAGGACCGGTAATAGATGGGAAGCGTATATTTCTAAATTCATATTAGGTACGGAGATTGACGATGCTGAAAGGTTCGTTGTCTGGTTTGATGAAAATAACGTGAATATGAATAAAGTCACTCAAGTACAAATTAGCATTTCTCAGTTCTCTAACAACATGTTTTGTTCGCAAATGTCTATTGACGATTTGAAAATTTGGAAGGTTAACATGAATACACAAAATAATCCTCCTTATATCTTTGATGTTGGTGACAAAGTAGTTATTGATACTGAGCGAAGTCTTGTAACGATAAATGGTAAAAGTGCTATTAATCTAAAAGATATATTTAGTGACTATCCTGTTATTCATAAGGGTTCGAATAAACTAGAAATCATGCCTTCAACTGTCGGAACAGCCAAAGTAACGTATAGGGAGCGATTTAGATGAGGACACCAAGTGGAATCTTACATGTTGTTGATTTTAAAACGAGTCAAATTGTTTCCAATATACACCCAAAAGATTATTGGGACGATAAACGACATTGGGAAATAAAAAATAACATTGATACATTAGAGTTTAAAGTGTTTGATAATACAGATCATGCAGTTACACTCATGCAGCAAAATTTAGTTTTAAAAGAAGTTCGTGATGGTCGCATTGTTCCATATGTAATTACTGAAGCTGAAAAAGATTCAGATGATAGATCAGTCATTGCTTATGCATCTGGTGAATGGATTCAACTCGCGAAAGTTGGCATTATCAATCCACAGAAGATTGTAGGTAAAACGGTCAATGAGTTTATCGATATAGCTCTTGTGGGTACGAAGTGGAAAAGAGGAAAAACAGAATACGCTGGCTTCCACACTATGACGATTGATGAATTTATAGATCCACTGAAATTTTTAAAAGACATTGCTTCCTTATTCGATTTAGAAATTCAATATCGCGCGGAAGTTGTAGGGTCTCAAATTGTTGGTCGTTATGTAGATATGGTGAAAAAACGAGGGCGTGATACAGGCAAAGAAGTAACTCTGGGTAAAGATTTGATGGGTATCAAACGAATTGAGAATTCCCAAAACATCTGTACAGCCCTATTAGGATTCGTAAAAAAAGAAGGTGGAGACTTTATAACCATCTCTAGTATTAATAATGGAATTCCTTATCTTGTAGACAACGATGCATTCCAGCGATGGAATGAACGAGGACAACATAAATTCGGATTCTATACACCGGAGACAGAGCAAGATATAACACCACAACGTTTAATGACTCTTATGAAAACAGAGATAAAGAAACGCGTTAATACATCTGTTTCTTATGAAGTAAATGCACAAAGTATTGGTCGTGTATTTGGACTAGCTCATGAGCTGATTAATGAGGGGGATACAATCCGAATAAAAGATACAGGATTTACACCGAAACTTTATTTAGAAGCACGTGCAATCGTTGGTGATGAATCATTTACAGATCCTTCACAAGATAAATATGTATTTGGTGATTATCGTGAAATTACCGATCCGAATGAAGAAATGCGAAAATTATACAATAGAGTACTTGCTTCTTTAGGTAATAAAGCTAATAAAGAACTATTAGAACAACTAGAAAAGTTAGCAGAAGAAGCGAAGGGTACAGCCGAACAAGCTCAAAGAGAGTCTCAAGCAGCCAAGAAACTTGCTGAAAAGGTCCAGGAAAATCTAAAAAATAATACGGTGAATATTATTGAAGCTAAAAATCCACCGTCCGATAATCTTATAGTAGGTAAAACAGTGTGGCGAGATATTACCAACGGTAAACCGGGTATTTTAAAAGTGTGGAACGGTAAAGGTTGGGAGCTTCTTATTCCTGATGTAGAGTCAGTAAAGGAAGAAACACTGAAACAAGTTAATAAAGATATTCAGCTCACAAAAGAAGAATTAAACAAAAAAGTGGAAGAAGCGCAAAGCGAAACCAATGGACAATTCAAGGAAGTTAAAAATAGTCTTCAAGAAGTTTCGCAAACTATTAAAAATGTACAAAACTCTCAAGGTGAAATTAATAAAACTGTTTCTGAAATGAAACAAACTAACGAGGGTTTTACTAAATCTATTGAATCATTAACAAAAAAAGATGGTGAAATCACTGGAAAATTAAATACAGTGGAAGATACAGTTGAAGGTACAAAACAAACTATTGCCGATGTGAAGCAAACAACAAACGTTTTAACAAAAACAACAAATGAAATAAAGAACACGGCGACTTCAAATAAGCAGACCATTGAACAATTACAAACCGACATGAGTAACATTTCTGTAGGTTCAATTAATCTAGCAAGCGATTCAGAAACCGGGTTAAACAAACAGAATATGACTGGAACATGGTCAGACAGTAAACAAATGACTCTTTCTAATAAGATTAATTACAGAAATAAGACGTTTACTATTTCTTTTTTATTCACTGGGAAAATGACTAAACTTAATACAAATCCTTGGTTCGGTGTAGAAACGGCAATAACTTATACAGACGGAGAGCAAGAATGGAAATCTGTACGTGCAGACTCACAATTAAAGATTAATGTAGATTATAAGGACGAGCCTCTAACTGTTACATTCAAAACAAAAGATAAGGATGTAACTCAAATTAGGTTTTATTACTCTGGACGCAATATTGATGGTAATTTAAACTCACATCATGCGAAATTGGAAGAGGGGAATATAAGAACTACATGGCAGCCTGCTAATGATGAAGTTACTTCTAAAGAAACGTTCACGAAAAAAACAACTGAGATTGAGCAAAGTGTGAATGGAATCAAAGAAAGTATTAAAACGGTAGAAAAAACACAAACCTCTTTTAATGAACGTGTTAACACTGTAGAAAAGAATGCAGAAGGAACAACTGCAAGTGTTAAGAGATTACAAGAAACACAAACTGAGCAAGGAAAAACGCTTAGTGAGGCTACTACAACAATAGGTCAACATTCTGAAGCATTGAAATTAACAATGAAAAAGAAAGACGTTGAGGATTATGTAGGCGGTTTAGGTACTGTCAACGAATTGCGTGATGCGGATTTTAAGTTAGGGCAGAAATATTGGTTTTGGAATAGTGGTAATGGAGCAACTGGATCTGTTGATACGAATTTAAAATACAAAGGTATGAATACATTTGTAATTACCGGTACTGGCCAGACTCAAGATCGTTGGTGGGGACTTACAAGTCAATTCATTGAGTGTCAGGTTAACGAGGACTTTGTTGCATCAGGTTATTTCAATACGGATGGGAAAACACTTATTGATAGTGGCGGTGCATTTATAGAAATTGAATGGTGGACGGCTGACAAAAAAACTCGTGTTAAAACAGCTAGAACTAATATCAAGTTTGTAAATCATACATGGGTTCGTGCTATATGTACAGATAAAGCGCCAGCTAATGCAGCGTTTGTGAGATGGCGTTATTACGTTACGAGAAATGGGCGTTTATGGTGTGCTGCACCTATGTTACAACGCGGCACTATAGCTACAGAATTTTGGTTACATCCGAAAGATCAAACCGATGTTGATAAAATGCTAGAAGATATAGCTAATAGAGTAGCTACTGAGAAATACAATCAGAAAGTTACAGAGTTAGAAAGAAGTATTAGTGCTACTGAAAAAGGCGTTTCAATTATCTCTGGAAAACAAGAAACGTTTATAAATGAGACTTATAATGCCTATGTAAAGAAAACGGAATCTAAGTTAGAAGTGTTAGATGAAGGGATTTTAGCGCAGATTTTAAAGGACGGCATTGTCACTGCGATCAATATGTCCCCTGGGAAAATTACAATCAATGCTGCAAAACTGGATATTAATGCCGATACAATGGTGCGATGGTTAACCGCAAAGGGTATTGATACGAATCTTATCAAAATTAATGGCGATAAGATTACCATCGATAAAAACGGCGTTACTATTAAAATGTTAGACTTCCTTTTTGAAGATGAATGGGGAACGAAAACAACTGTTATGCCAAAACGAAATTTAATAGCCGATCATGATTTTTCTAGTGTTCCAAAATTGAACATAGGTAACCCAAATTATCAGGGGTTTGGTGCTGGATATGGTCTACCTTGGAAAGTACAAGGAAACGGTGTAGTGATAGAAAATAACACTTTTATATTTAACTATGAACAAATGGTAAATGCAGTCCGTGTCGACACGTATAATTATCCAGAAACAAAGGTTCAAAACGGGATTCATCCAGGAAACTCTTATACATTGTCAGCACATTATCGAACCGCACAGATTAACGGTGTGCGTACAACTGCCAAACCACGATTGCAGGTATGTTTTGTTACGCCATTGGATGAAGTGAGTTATAAAATTTGGCACGAAATATATAAAGATTTTCCAGAGCCATCTACATTTTATGGTGAAATTAGAAGGTATAATTTCACATTTACCGTTCCTAACAATTACAATCCACAAGAACATATGATTGTAGTTAAAGTTACAGCTGCAAATGCGCAAGTTTCTGCGGGTAGAGCTGTTTGTGTTTCAGGTATAACATTGGTTAGTGGTAACTATGCTTGCATGTATAACTGGGATCGTGCGGCAGCAGAAAGGGCCGATGGTCTTCAACCGTTTAATAAAATTGCTATAGGCAGCGTAAATAACAACATAGGTCCAGCTGCTCATGGGCAGACCTTTGATATAAGTACAGAAAAGGATGTATTCATAAATCAACCTATTCTAACGCAGGGAATAAATTTAGGGCGTAATAAAATGGGCCAAGCTGGGTCCATTCGTTTCTTTGATGGCGGTCAAGGCTATGGGTTTTATTTTATGGGAATGGGAGGACAATGGTACAAGCTACCTAACGTTTAGGAGGAAAATATATGGATGATTACAAGGATTTACAAGGTTATCCCTTACAAGCAGGGCAAGGTGCTCCGTTTGCTGGTAGGTTAGTAGATTCAGAAAGAAACGAAAACGGAGTATTTGTGCGAATTCCTTTTGATATGCTAAACAATGCCGGTTTATATGGTGCTAATAAAGTAGAGGTGTGGGGGGAAACGGATGGAACGATATATTTCCGTATTGCAACAAGATGCGAAATATGTAAACGCGGAGCTCGTCTGTACGCACTGGATATGGGATTTGCGAAAAAGCACATTTGTATGGAGTGTTATACATCGCTTACCAGTTCTTATCCACCACAAGAACCACTAAAACCAACTAATGAAAATAATACGCAAACAAAGCAGGAGCAGTATTAGCTGGTCTTTTTTTATTTCTGTTTATATTAGTTTTTAAGTATTTCAATTATTAATTATAATATATAATAAATATGATTTTATTGTTATATAATTTAATAGTTAATTTAGGAGGTATATTATGAAAAAGAAATTTATGCTAATGATGTTGTTGTTTGTTTTGATGGTAGGGTTGCATCCTAATTCAATGACAAAAGCAGAAACATCAAGCGCACAAGGTGAACAATTTGAACAAGGGAAGTATGAGTTACAAGCTGAGTTTTCTTTTGGTCAGAATTGGAATAAAAATTCACCTTACGTTGGACCAGAAACACCTAAAGTGAAATGGGAGTATAAGGTTTTTTACAAAGAAGGTGGTATTCAAACATTTTACAGTCAACCAGCAATTGGAAGTGATGGGACGATTTATATAGGAAATGCAAACCAAAAACTGTATGCATTTAATAAAGATGGTTCAGTTAAATGGGTTAAAGATGGTATAGCGAATATTTACACTTCACCTGTTATAGCGGCAGACGGAACTATTTATGTTGTAGGAGGAAAATTAACAGCTTTAAATCCAGATGGTTCAATAAAATGGCAAACTAAAGATAATGGTTATGTTGATACTCCTATTCTAGATAGTGAAGGTACACTTTATGTACGCTATGCTGCTTATGATAAGAGAACAATACACGCATATAATCCAAATGGATCAAAAAAATGGGTATCAAGTGAACTGTTTAAAGGAACGACAACGGGAACTAATTCTATGCTTATGTCAAAGGATGGAATTATTTATACTGTATCTTCAAGTGGTGAAAATTATTATCTATATGCTCATGACAAAGACGGTAAAGAATTATGGAATAAAAAGATTAAGGGGAATGGAGGTAATCCTGGTTTTTCTTTAGGTTTAAATAGCGAATTATATATAAATGGTGGGTCTATTATATACGTTTTAGATAAAGATGGAAATATAATGAAACAATGGGAACAGGATGAGATTAGTTCGAAATCTGCTCCTACAATATATTCAAAAGATGGAACCATTTATATAGCTAAAAGCGGTGGTGTATATGCATATAATCCAAACTATACACTGAAATGGAAATATGAAACAGGTACTCAGGTTATTATTAACTCACCGGTAATCGATAAAAATGGTGTGATTTATGTTCATTCATCTCAACAATTATATGCATTAAACCCAGATGGGACACTGAAATGGAAGACCGAGTGGTCATCTCCTATTTTCCATGGTGGTACTTCAAATAACTCTATAAGCATTGGTAAAGATGGAGTTTTGTATATTCTAGGGCATGTGCCTAAGGAGAATAAAGAAACGTATTATTCATTAGTAGCTATTGGCGACTCTTATACAGACACTGTATGCACTAAAGATAGTACATACATGGAAGTACTTAAATCGTTGGAAGCAAAGAGTAAGAATGCTAAATTAACAGATGAAGAGAAGAAAGAAGCACGTGATATTTTAAAGAAATTATCGGATGATCTTGATAAAACAGACAAATAAACTTACTTGGATTAATACAATTGAATGGTTTTTGAGAAAAGAGGGACAAGCGTCTCTCTTTTTTTATTATAAATAAGGAGATGGAAAGATGGATCGTATTGATGTATTAATGAAAGCATTTATTGCTACATTTGGTGGCTTTTGTGGGTATTTCTTGGGAGGATGGGATGCAACATTGAAAATCTTAGTAACGATGGCAGTTATTGATTATTTAACTGGCATGATTGCAGCAGGGTATAACGGAGAATTAAAAAGTAAAGTTGGTTTCAAAGGCATCGCCAAAAAGGTGGTGCTTTTTCTTTTGGTCGGAGCGGCAGCTCAATTAGATGCAGCGTTAGGAAGTAATAGTGCTATTCGTGAAGCAACAATTTTCTTCTTCATGGGTAATGAGTTACTTTCACTTTTAGAAAATGCTGGACGAATGGGTATTCCGCTTCCGCAAGCTTTAACAAATGCAGTTGAGATTTTAGGCGGTAAACAAAAACAAGAAGATAGAAGAGGAGATGTTAAGTAATGGGACAAATTATTGATATTTCAAAATGGAATGGTGACATTAACTGGCCTATAGCAAAGCAATACATTGATTTCATCATCGCTCGTGTACAAGATGGTTCAAATTATGTAGATCCATTGTATAAAGGGTATGTACAAGCCATGAAGCAACATGGTATTCCTTTTGGTAACTATGCATTCTGTCGTTTCGTTTCTGAAAATGATGCAAGAATAGAAGCTCGTGACTTCTGGAAACGTGGAGACAAGAGCGCGACAGTCTGGGTTGCAGATGTTGAAGTAAAAACAATGAATGATATGAGAGTGGGCACACAAGCATTTATTGATGAACTACGCCGATTAGGTGCTCAGAAAGTTGGTTTATACGTTGGTCATCATATGTATGCTCCGTTTGGTATGGCAAATGTAAAAGCTGACTTTGTTTGGATTCCTCGTTATGGCGGTAATAAGCCAGCTTATCCATGCGATATTTGGCAATACACAGAGACAGGTAATGTACCTGGTATCGGTAAGTGTGATTTGAACCAATTGATTGGCAGTAAATCATTATATTGGTTTACAGGAGAGGAACAAACAGAACAATTTGTTGCTAATGGTGGCTATCAATACGTTAAATCTGGTGGATTTGGCATTTCACTGGTTCAGGAAGTCGTAAATGCTATGAATGAGCGTGGAACAAAAGGGAAGGTTGTCTCTGATCCATTAACTGGTTTAGCTTACTTACAAACTGAAGTACTACCTAATGGCGAGCTTGATAAGATTACAGCTTGGATGGATGAAAGAAACTGGTGGTACGAGTACATTAAAAAATAA